TCTTCACGTTAAGTACACTAGCTGTACATCAAATGCAGCAATTAACAACCCTACAGCTACTTTCACAGTTGCTGATGCAGGTGTTACTTACATTGCTATTAGAGTTGGACAAACTGTAATGATTCAGAACAACACTTCAGGTGTTTTCAACAAAGCAATCGTTACTGCAGTTCCTACAGCAACTACTTTCACAGTAGCTTACTATGAGGCAACAGGACAAGCATTTGCTGTGTCTACTGCTTGTACTGTATTCATTTATGGTTCAGAGTTCAAAAAAGGAACTAACGGAATGGTTGGTTCTTTGGAAGCAGAAGATACAATCTTCTCTAACAAGCCTATTATCATTAAAGATAAATATGCTGTTAATGGTTCAGATATGGCTCAAATCGGATGGGTTGAGGTTACTACTGAGAATGGTGCTACAGGTTACTTGTGGTATTTGAAATCAGAGCACGAAACTCGTTTGAGATTCGAAGATTACTTAGAGACTGCTATGATCGAAGCTGTTCCTGCTGAAGCAGGTTCAGGAGCATTATCTGCTTTAGGTGGTGTTGCCGGAGGTTCTGAAGGAGTTTTCTATGTTGTAAACAACAGAGGAAATGTTTGGGGAAGTGGTACGCCAACTTCACTTGCTGAGTGGGATACAATCGTTTCTCGTTTGGACAAACAAGGAGCTATCGAAGAAAACGTAGTATTTGTTAATCGTGGATTGTCTTTCGACATCGACAATATGTTAGCTACATTGAACGGATTTAACGGAGTGAATGCTGCGGGAGCTGCATCTTACGGTTTATTCGAAAATGATGTTGATATGGCTTTGAACTTAGGATTCACAGGATTCCGTAGAGGTTACGATTTCTACAAATCTGATTGGAAATACCTAAACGATCCAACTATGCGTGGTGGTTTAAATGCTACAGCAGGTACTGCTACAGGTACAATCACAGGTCTTTTAGTTCCTGCAGGTTCTACTTCAGTATATGACCAAATCATGGGTAAAAACGCTAAGAGACCATTCTTACACGTTAGATACCGTGCTTCAGAAGCTGAGGATAGAAGATACAAAACTTGGATCACAGGTTCTGCCGGAGGTGCTCAAAACAGCGATCTTGATGCAATGGAGGTAAACTTCTTGTCTGAAAGATGTGTATGTACTTTAGGTGCAAATAACTTTGTATTATTCCGTTACGGTTAATATATAGTATAGGGGTGCGGTGATAATCACCGCATCCTTTTTTTATAAATTTTAAATCAAATACCAAAATAGACCGCTTAGATATGCGGTGAATCAAAAATCTCCTTTTGAGGATGAGCAAGATGGAAACGCAATTATAGAACCAATCGTTTTTGAAGATGGTTTCCTTAGTGTTCCAAGAACAAATCCTGTTCTACAAGAATTTCTACATTATCATCCATTAAATAATATAATATTTACAGAGATAGATAAAGAGAAAGAAGCATCTGAAGAAGTTGAAGATTTGAATATAGAAGTAGATGCTTTAATAGAAGCAAGAAGATTGACTCTTGAGCAAATTGAAACTCTTACTAGAGTTATGTTTGGTAAAGACCCTTCTACTATCTCAACAGCAGAATTAAAAAGAGACATATTAGTGTTTGCTAAGAATGACCCAAGAGGTTTCTTGATGACATTGAATGATCCTGAACTACAGTTCCAAGCTAAAGTTCGTTTATTCTTTGAAGAAAAGTTATTAGCATTACGCAACAATGATAAAGAGGTATGGTTTAATACACCTACTAACAAGAAGAAAATGTTATCTGTACCATACGGAGAAGATCCTTATGAAATGGCAGGACACTTCTTATCAAGTGATGAAGGTATTGATTCACTTAAAATGTTAGAAGCCAATATCGCGCAATAATATATTGATTGGTTATCATTATTTGAAAATTAGCACAGATTTATTTCTGTGCTTTTTTTTATTATATTTGTAAAAAGATTTAAAATGATAAACGAAGTTAGAAACGCAGTATTATCTATAACTAATAAAAATAACTATGGATATATCTCTCCATCAGACTTCAATTTGTTTGCTGCAAATGCACAGATGGAGATATACGAAGAGTACTATAGTAGTTATAACAAAACTATAAACGCAGAGAATCAACGTTCATCAGGTACTGATTATGCAGACATTGAGAGTCCTCTTGCTGAAACATTAGAGACATTTTTAGTTACAGATTTTTTATCTAATATTGGAGGCCATATATTTTCTATTCCTACTGTTACTACTGTTGGTAATGATTCATACTACATATTAAAAATTTTATGTTATTCAAATCTTGTAACTTCAGGAACTAATACCTCGGTCGTAGTCAATCAACTTGTTGATACTAATGCCGATTTTATTGCAGATGGTATAGGTACTGACTATATTGTTACAAATTTAGACACAGGAAAAGTTGCCACAGTTATAAGTGTTACTTCTTCAACTTCTATGATATTAAGCAAAGATATATTTCTTGCATCAGGTAATGATTATAAGATATTCTCTCCTGCAGTTAAAGAAGCAGACAAAGTGAGTGTTGGTAAAATAACTATGCTTAACGCATCAAACTTAACATCTCCAAATGATATTTTTCCTTCATATACACTTGAAGGTCAAAACATTAAAATATACCCTAATACTATTGATACATTAGGTCAAGTTCAAGCAGTTTATTTTAGATTCCCTAAAACTCCTAAATGGACATACATTACTTTAACAAATGGAGAACCTTCATTTGACCAATCACAACCTGATTATCAAGACTTTGAGTTGCCAAATGAAGATGGTTATAAGTTAGTTACAAAAATACTTGAGTATTGTGGTATAAGTATTAGAGAGACAGAGGTTACTCAATTTGGTATGCTTCAACAACAACACGAACAGCCTACATTTAGTATGCAACAATAATAATAAAAATAAACAGATATGGCATATTTATCACAATATGAATATTATGAAAATAATGGTAATACACCTCAAGATGCTAATTGGGGTTCGTACCAATATGTGAAATTAGAAGATATAGTAAATAACTTCTTATTAATGCATACAGGAAACCACTCATTGATAAATAATGAAGAAAGGTATAAAGTTATATTTCATGCAAAAAGAGCCATACAAGAGCTTAATTACGATGCGTTTAAAGAAGTTAAAGTATTAGAGTTAAGCGTAGCTGATTCATTGAGATATGTACTTCCATCAGACTATGTGAATTGGGTTCGTATATCATTATACAAAGATGGTTGGTTAAGACCATTAACTGAGAACATACAAGCTATTTCGTCTAATGCGTATTTACAAGATCAACAGGGTAATATTCTATTTGACCAAAATGGTAATATTCTTAGACCACAATACTCTGACATTGATTTTGATAGATTGATGAAGTCAAAGAAAAGTATCTACTTAAATCAAGGTAATCAATTTCATGGTCAATCCGGTTGGTATTTTGAAGGCATGTGGTATTTTGATTATGGAATCAATACTGCATTTGGTTTAAATACAGAGACTGCAAATTTTAACCCTACTTTTAAAATAGATAAAAAAGCAGGAGTTATTAATTTTGACTCTACTATGGCAGGTGAATTATGTATCCTTGAGTATGTTTCAGATGGTATGGAGTCAGGAGATAATTCCTTAATAACTGTAAACAAGTTATTTGAACAATATATTTATGCTGCTATAAAATATGAGATATTAAATTCTAAATTTAATGTTCAACAATATGTTTTAGAAAGAGCAAAAAAAGATAGAAGAGCTTTATTAGCTAATGCAAAAATAAGAATCAGTAACCTTCATCCGGGAAGACTCTTAATGAATTTAAGAGGAATGGATAAGATAATCAAGTAATATGGCAGATTTCACTAGAAATTTTATAGCAGGGAGAATGAATAAAATCGTTGACCAACGACTTCTTCCTGAAGGAGAGTATGTTGATGCTATGAATATAAGAATGGGGTCTACAGAGATCTCTGAGGTAGGTGTTATTACAAATACTAATGGTAATATTTGGCTAACTAAATTAGCTTATACTGATGGAACTCCTTTAAGTATTGATGCTAGATGTATTGGTGCCGCTCAAGATAGCGCAAGAGAAACAATATATTGGTTTGTACACGACCCTTCATTTACAACAACAACATTAGGTCCAAATCTCACTGAAAAACTTGATTTAATTTTATCTTATAATGTACTTACTAATATACTTACATATCATATTGTTAGTATAAATGATGGTGATGATATAAATACAACTTTAAATTTCAATCCATCATATCTTATAACAGGTGTAAATATAATTGAAGATCTTTTGTTTTTTACTGATGATTATAATGCACCAAGATTTATAAATATTAAAAAAAACTATGCTAACCCTATAGCGGATATAGACCAATTTAGTGCAGAATCTATTCTTGTAATTAAAAGACCTCCTTTAGAGTCTCCTACTATTAAATTGATTACAACAAGTGGACAGGAAAATTACTTAGAGGACAGATTTATTTGCTTTGCATATAGATATGAGTATGAGGATGGAGAGTATTCTGCTACTTCTCAATGGTCAGATATTGCGTTTATTTCAAATCCTTTTCAGTTTGACATAAGTAGTATGCTAAATGAAGGTATGACTAATTTTTGTAATACTGCAATTATTAGCTATAACTCAGGAGGTCCTTTAGTTGTTGGTATTGATTTGTTATTTAAGCAATCAAACAATAACATTATCAAAATTATTGAAAAGGTAAATAAAGCAGCTGCCGGTCTTGCTGACAATCAAATATATCAACTTTCATTTAATAATAGCAAAATATTTACTATTTTAAATGAAGCAGAAATACTTAGGCTTTATGATAATGTTCCTCGTTTTGCTAAGGCTCAAACAATTATGGGCAACAGACTTATGTATGGAAATTATGTTGAAGGATATAATTTAATAGATAAGAATAATCAGCCAATAAGATTAGAGTACGTTGCTAATCTTGTAACTGAAGAAATTGGAAACGTAGAACTTCCTGACAGGTCGCAAACAGGTACTTATCAAGTAGATGGTATTGAAAATATTCCTAATTCTGTAATATTTATAGATTTAAATGGATTAGATCTTGTTGCCGGTTCTTTTATTACTTTATCGTTTAGACTTACACATCAATCATTTTCAGGCTCATTGCCTGACCCTACAGAAACTACAGACGATATAGAGGTTACATTTGATTTTTTCTTAAATACTGATTATTCTTCTGTATATGCCTTGGCTTCTAGTATTGAATTTCAAGAGGCTGTTGGTACAGCTACAACTATACTACCTGTATATGACCCAACTCCGGGAGCAGAAACTTCATGTGATGGAACAACATTTACAGACACAGTAAACTGTCTTATACCAAATAATCTAGATGCTTTGCAAAAAGTAGGAAGTGGTATTACAGGTATAGACCAACCTATAAAAATAATTACAACTCCTGCAAGTACGGAAATAGGATTACAATTATGCGCAATGAAGTTTGTTGATAATCCTGCTGCGCCAACAGGTTTTGTTTATGAGTATTATACTATAAATTTTGCAGCTGCTTCATTTCAAGAAATAGGAAATCCAAGAAGCTTACATAGTAATCGTGGTTATGAGATAGGTATAGTTTATATGGATGAATTTAACAGAGCATCTACAGCTTTAGTTAGTCCAAATAATGCTGTACATATTGCTTGTGGATTTTCTGCAAACAAAAACTCAATACGTGTAACCATACCAAGTGGTTTACCTGCTACTCAAAGAGCTCCTTATTGGGCCACTCGATATAAGTTTGTAATTAAACCTGATGAGGAAAATTACGAAACAATTTATTCAAATTTATTTTTTACAGATCCTGACACTAATTCTGTATGGTTTTATTTAGAAGGAGAGAATACTAAAAAGGTAGAGGTTGGAGATAGATTTATTGTAAAAGCTGATACTGATGGTCCTAAAACAAATTGTGCTTATGCAACTGTATTAGAAAAAGCATCAAAAGAAGCAGGGTTTATAACACCAATAGGTTTTGAAGATATTACAGTTCCATCAGGATTGTATGTTAAAATCAATCCAAATAGTTTCTCTGCTGTACTTGATCCTAATGCTATTATAGACTTAACAGAGAAGTCTAGATGTGCTCCAAGAGGAGGTAATTATACAATACTTTCATATCTTATTAATATAAAAAGAGAAGTAGGTTTTGACCCTTTAAATCCAACATGGGAGTATGAGGATTATAATATTCCTGCCGGAAGTATTATTAATATAAATTTAAATTGGAATCGAGGAGGTGTTAAACGTTCTTGTGAGCGAAGAGGATATTTGTTTGAACGAAAACTTACAGCTTCTGCTGATTATGACAATTTCATAGATTGGTGGAATGGAGACAATGTAAGCGCATTATTGGACACAGGAGAATCTAAAGATGGAACTACAGAATTAGAGTATATCCCTACTTTAGGCATATTAAATCAAGTTGATTTTACAACAATGTATTTGCAATTTTACAGAAATCCTACTACTAATCAAGTAATACTTCAATTATCATCAGGTAAAAGTTGTACAGGAGTTGGTTATCCACGTTCAAGAAAATATTGTGTAACAGCAAAAATAGAAATATTTAGAGCTGCTGATATAATTATATTTGAAACAGAACCTCAAGATGCTTTGCCTGATGTTTTCTTTGAAAATAACTTGTCATTTGCTATTGATGCTGATGGAAATCACATGGGGAATATTCAAGATCAAGATATTGCCAATGGTATACCTGCTATTATAGACACTCAGTTCTTTAACTGCTTTTCATTTGGTAATGGAGCTGAGAGTTATAAGATTCGTGATTCTATAATTGGAAGAAGTTTTAATCTTGGAGAAAGAGTTACAACTGTAGCTGAGCAAGATTATAAAGAGGCAGATAGATTTGCTGATATTACATATAGCGGTAATTATAATCAAGAAACCAATGTGAACAGGTTAAATGAGTTTAACAAAGGATTATCAAATTATAAAAACTGCGAGGCTTCTTTCGGAGAGATTTTTCTATTAGATGGAAGAAACACAGATATTCTTTGTTTACAGGAAGATAAAATATCTTACGTTTTAGCAGAGAAAAACTTATTATCTGATGCAAATGCCGGAGGTATAATTACAGCCACTCCACAGGTCTTAGGAACGCAAATAGCACGTACTGAGAAATATGGTATTAGTTTCAATCCTGAAAGTTATGTTCAATGGGGTTACGATAGATTTTTTACAGATGCAAAACGTGGAGCTGTTATTCAGTTAAAAGGCGGAGACTCTCAAGCAGAACAGTTAGTTGTTATATCTGATCAAAACATGAGAACATGGTTTAGAGATACGTTCAATGGTGCTTTTAACACTCAGAAATTAGGAGGTTTTGACCCTTATATGAATGAGTATGTTTTATCATCAAACGATATATTATTACCTATAAACCCTCAATGTTTAGCTTGTGGTGTATCTCAAACATTTACCTTATCTATTAATGATGAAGAATCGAAACAGTTTGTTTATTGCGTTGATTTAGGCCCATTAGTTGGTATAAGTGAAATTTCTTGGGAATTTATAAATATTGAATCAGGTGCAACTTTTGAAATAAGTGTTGATTATAATGGAACCGTTGTAACATCAGGCCCAATAAATTCCGATGGAAGTATTTTATTTGATAAAGATTTAGTATCTATTGAGACTGCTCAAATAACATTGACATATACAGGAGATATGGTTGTTAGTATACTTGCTGATTGTGTTCAATCTGAGATAATGACTATAATTGAAGTTGTACTAACAAACAACTCTGATTCAGGTAAAACAATACATACTCAATACAGATATACTAATGGGGCTTTTATAGGACCACTTTTATCTAACTTAGTATCTTTTGTAAGCGGAACTGAAAGTCCTCTTGTATCAAGATATAATGCCACAACAGGATATGTTGGCGCAGGTAGTTTCCCTCCTGAGTTTAGTACTATGAGACTATTAACAAACGCTATACCTCCTGATGACTATGTATTTGATATACTGCAAGATAAATTTAGATTTTTAAGAACATCTACACTTTATGAAAATAATAGTGTTGATATGAATGCATTATTGGCAGCTTCTACTATTGCTACTCCTAATTCAGGTGCAGCTCCATTGTATTATGTGGACTTTACAGTACCTGCAAGTGTTAATGGAGAATATCTTTATTTAATTTGGGACTTAAGAGATTTTGTTCTTGTAGAACTTTGTTTTGGAGAAAATATTACAGATACTTGTTGTGATTGCACTCCCGGTAATTATTATATTAATGGTTCTTCATTCACGGAAGCAACGAATGTGTTTGTAGATTCAGAAGGAAGTTATATTACTGCACCAAATGGTTTCTATTCAACAGCAGGTATAGTTAGAGAACTTGTAGATGGTGTTTTATTACCTCAACAACCTTGTAGTGGTTGCGCTGTTGAAGTAACTTTATGTTTTGGAGAAAGTTCTTTTGATGCATGCTGTAATTGTGAAACTCTTGCTGCATCGCTAAGAAGTGAGATTGGAACAATTGAAGATGATGTTACTTGCTTTGAAGATCTTACTATTCCTATATTTATGATAAATAGTGTTGCAGGAGAAATAACTAGCGGAGATGTTGTATGTAATTCAAATGATCCTTTAGATACATTTGATGGAGGTAACTTATACTATAGGCTATCATTAGATTCTGACCCTACAAATTCAAAAGTATGTCTTGTGGGTAGCGATGGTTCCATTGGTGTTTATGGCATTTGCCTACCTCTTTAATTAAAAAATAAAAAAAATATGGCAGTAAGTTCAACATATTATTTAGATGCAGTAGATTTAGCTTCTGCTGTATCTGTGTATTTAAACTCATCATTGACGATATTAGCTCCTGATGGATTCTATTCAGATGGAACTATATCAAGAGAACAATCTTTAGGTATTCTTTTATCAGAAGAAATTTGCGATTGTGGCGGAAGTCTTGAACTTTCATACAGAAGTAATCCCGGTTCTGATACATACGTTGCATCTAATTTGCCAAATTCTAGTTGCGAGTTATTAGCACCTGACGAACCATTTTATATATTTGGTACGCCTTGTGCGGTACAAAATGGAGATATTGCTTGTAATACTAATGATATATCTGATACATTTGATGGTCTAAACAAATATTATAAAGTATATTTTGGTATTTGTCCTTCAGGTTCTGAAGAATATATATGTCAAATAGATGGTTTCGGAGTAATAACAATAATGGAAAATTGTCCTCTACCACCACCATAATAATAAAAAATAAACTATGACATACACATTATCATATAGCGAAGGGGTTGCCGGTTGGGTATCTTTCTATTCTTATTATCCTGATTGGATGATTGGAATGAATAATTATTTCTATACATTCAAAGGAGGGGATTTATATAGACATAATACCGGGCCTAACAGAAATACGTTCTATCAAGAATGGTGGGACAAGGTAGATTTTCCTGTCGTACCTTCTCCAAATTCTTTTAAACCATCGAAGATAACTAGCGTATTTAATAACGCTGTGCTTGAAAACAAAGTATTTAAGACTATAAACATTGAGGGAGATGCGCCATGGGGAGTTACTCTTGAGACAGACTTACAATACTCAGGATTTATATTATCGTCTTGGTTTGAAAAGAAAGAGGCATCTTATTATGCTTTTGTTAGAAACAACTCTAATGGGCAATTTGCACTTAGAAGTTTAAATGGTATTGGTAATAGCTTAACTGTTGATTTTGCAGGTTCAAATAATGCTGAGGTAAACTTTAGCATTAACCCATTGGTATCTATTGGAAATATTGTAAGTGTTGGAGATTATGTATATTTTGGACATCCAAATCCTCAACTTGCAGGACCTGTAGTTGCTATAAACATAGACTATCCATCAGGCATAAACCAAATTGTAGTAAACAATAACATGCTTACACCATTAACTACTCCAATACCGGGAGATGTGAATTATTTCTTATTTATAAAAAATTCAGTAGCTGAATCGCATGGTGTTTTAGGACATTATTGTACATTTACACTTGAGAATTTATCTAATGCTAAAGTTGAGTTATTTTCAGTACAATCGAATGTAATGAAAAGTTTCCCTTAAATTTAATATCTTTGTGTCAATATGGAGTTAACTATTAGAAATCTTAATGAAAGTGATTACCACAACATCTTAGTAGATTGGTGGATTCAGTGGAATTGGGAGCCGCCTAAGAGAAATTTTCTTCCTGATAATGGAACAGGTGGTATTATAGTTTATGATGGAGAAACTCCTGTGTGTGCAGGATTTTTGTATATTACCAATTCAGAAGTATCTTGGGTTGATTGGATTATATCAAACAAAGAATACAAGATGAAAGATAAAAGAAGAGAAGCTATTATTCTATTAATTTCATCTCTTACTAATATCGCTAAAAATTCAGGAGCAGGTTATGCTTACGCTTTAATAAAAAACAACAGCTTAATAAAAACGTATGAGAGTCTTGGATATATCAAGGGAGATACATACACAAGTGAAATGATAAAACTATTATAATATGGGAGTAGCAACAGCAGTAGCAGTAGGTGGATTAGCAATATCGGCAGCATCAACAGCAATGTCTTTTTCTCAAGCATCACAACAAAGAAAAGCTCAAAGAAATGCAGAGGCAAAAGCCGCTGAAGCAATGGCAGAGGCACGTAAAAAACTTAGTATAAATTATGCTAAAGAAAGATCAATTCAAAAAGAACCATACGAGCTACAAAGAGAAGCAATGTTATCAGCAGGTTCTCAACTTATTCAAGCAGGAGTAGAGTCTGACAGAGGAGCTGAGACAACTGCCGGTAAAATTATGATGGCTCAGAACGAAGCTCAAGGAGGTGTAAGAACATCTATGGGTCAAGATTTAACTGAAATTCAGAAAGAAATAATAGACGAACAAAGTCGTCTAAGAGACTTAGGTGTTCAATTAGACTTAGGAGAAGTTGAAGGTGCTCAGTTAGCAGCAAGAGATGCTCAAGAAGCAGCTGCAGCTTATGAAACAGCAGGTTATAAAGGAATTGCAGATACGGCTCAAATGGGTCTTAATATGGTAAAATTGTATCCGGGGGCCGGTCAAATTGATAATCCTGCTGCTAGTAGTGCAGCTCCTTCAAATCCTTTGCCGGGAAATAAATTATCTTATGGGCCTATGGGTACAAATTGGGCACCTATGAGTAGTTATCAAACCCAATCGGCACAACCTGCTTTTGGTCCCCAAATGCCTCAGCCGGGGTCTCCATTTGGTATGTTTGGAGTTAATTTTAGTGGTGTAGGTTATAGATAAAATTATAAAAAATTATGGCAGGAACATACTATGGTTATGCAGAAAGGAATGCCGATGCATACGTTGATTATGGAGAAATAGGTAAATATACTACCGAAATGCTTGACGAAACTATTAGGGTTCGTCAGGAAAAGAAAGATGCTTTAGATAAAGCCACTAGAGATGCTCTCAAGCAGATAGCTAATACACCTGTTGGAGCGCATGCAAGCGCAAGACAGTCTGCTTTAAAGATGGCTGATGTTGTTAGCAAGAATTTATTGATTCAAGAGAAGTTAATGAAAAGTGGTAAGCTAGATCCAAGGGACTATCTTATATACAATCAAAATGCTTTAGATGGTATTGATTTAGCATTTAACGCAAATAAAGCCTACCAAGAAAATTATCAAAAAATAATTGATGGTGTTAATTCGGAAGAGATGTCAGGATTAACTCTTGAGAATGCCGCTATAGCAGAGTCTTATGGAGATTGGAATACAAATGGATATATGATGTCTCCTGAAGGAAACCTAATGGTTGGTATTGAAAAAGAAGAAATAATTAATGGTCAAAAAGTCAAAAAGTTAGATAAGGTAACATCTACTAATGCTTTAAATGGATTGTTATTAAATACAATACCTCATAATAAATTAGAAGATAAAATCAATAAGTGGGTTCCTACTTTGGGCAAAAACCAATTGGCTGTTATCAAAAAAGCAGGATATGGTAAACAAGGAATGGTTATAACTACAGAAGATATAACTAAGAGAACAGATTTAAGTGCTGACGAAAAAACAATTTTATTTGAATTTGTTGAAGCTGAAAAACTAAAAGTGGCTTCATTGTTAGGAACTCCTACAAATATAGCGTCAATTCTATTTGATACAAAAAGAACAACAGATAGTGGTGTTGATTATAGTGCTACAGATGATCCTGCTGAAGCTGCTAAAGATCCAAGTAAAATATTAAGAGTTTACGATCAAAACTCAGGGACTTACGAGTTTCAAGTATCTGACAAACAAAGAGCAGAAGCTGAGAAGTTTGCTTTTAATAGAATGAGAGAGAAATATGATATTATTGAAAAAGTAGATGTTGGTAGTCAGTTGTCATACCCACCTTCAAGTAGAGGCGATAGCGATGGTGGCGGAGGTAAAGATAAAAAAAATAAACCGGAAATTGATCAAGCCCCTTCTACAATAATTGGAAAGACTATAGGTGGTATTAAAGTTCAAGATAACTCTAAAGCATTTCCTATAATTAATCTTACTTTAGGAGATTCTGCATCTGAAAAAGATGTAAATGCTACAAATTTAATTGTTTCTCCGGGAGGAAAAATTTATTTAGAAATAACAAAACCTAATTATATTAAAACAGATTTTAAAGATGGAGAAGAAGGTAAAGATGGAGAAACTGAAAAATCAACAAAACCTGTAACTATGTTATTAGATTTTGGAAAAGATTCTAAAGAAATAGGTAGATTCGCTAGAAGAATGGGAATGACCACTAGACAACTTCAAGATTATGCAGTTCAATTAGTAGGAGATGATTTCATAACTACTCCTGACGAAAGAAGAGTTCAAACTACAACAGGAAGATCCGGGAAAACAATAGTTAAACCTCAATAAAAAATGGAAGAAGAATACGTATTAGATGGAAAAATATATACTGCTTCTCAAATGAGACAGTATGCAAAGCAAAGCAATTTATCTTTAGAAGAATATATTTACGAATCAGGAGCTACTGTTAAAAATCCTAATAAGTATGTATTAGACGGAAAAACGTATACTGACACTCAATTGAAACAGTATGCAAAGATGAGTAATCTTAATTTAGAAGATTATCTTTACGAATCCGGAGCTACACCTGTTCAAAAAAAAAAAATTTCTTCGGCATCAACAAAATCTCAGGAGCCTCAAGCAGGTATTACGGAATCACCTTCGGAAGATGGTTTATCGGTTACGCCTCTTATTAGCAACAAAGAGTTTAGCTTAACTCAAGAAGACTTAAAGGATATTGGTAAAAAACAACCGACTGACATGTCGGGTAAACCTTTATTGCCTGAGGTAAATGCTAAATTAATGAAAAGCATTGCTGAAAGACCTAAACCTTTAAAGAAAATAGAAAAACAAAAATCCTATATGGAAAATATGGGAACTTCTTTAATATCAGGATTGAATGATGTAAATAAAATGATTGCATCTATACCTGAAACAATATATAATTTAGCTTCAATTCCTCAAAACGCAATAGCTTATGTCACAGGATTAGACATATCTACAAATGCTGATGATTATAAAAAAAATATGGGTATTACAAATCCTATTTTAGATTACTACAAAGAAGAAGGAAAAAAGCTAGAAGCAGAAACTGCAAAATTTAACGAACAAAATTATAAGTCTTCGTCTATATATCAAAATATAGAGGATGGTAATTATCAAGATGCCTTTGAATTATTAGGGACAGGTATTGTTAGGTCTGCGCCAACTAGCATAGCTATTATGACAGGAGGAGCAACTATGAGTGCAGCAGAATTAGCCACTGTTTCAACAGCAGCTTTTTACGATCAAAACTTAGAACAACTTCAAGAAGAAAACCCTGACGCTTCTGATATTGAGAACAATATGAAAGCATTAGGAATGTCTGCAGCAGAAAGTGTATTTAGCTCAATAGGACAAGGTCAGATAGGTGCTGTATACAGAGATATAATTAGAAAAGAAGGTGTAGAAGTAGGGCAGAAAGTTTTCAAAGATGGTCTTATTGAAATGTATAAAGGCGCTTTAAAGAAGTATGGTGTCCCGGTTGGTTTAATGGGAGAAGGTATAGAAG